ACCACGGCGGCGTGTTCCATATTGAGGGCCTGAACGACGGAGACCAATTGCCCGTGTTCGGCAGGGATCACGGTCTCGAACGCCAGGGTGAGCAGATGTTCAACGGGAAGGGTTTCAACCCGGATAACGGTCCCGCCATGCTCGTTGTTAAGAAAACCATCTTCAGCCAGGCGCGCCAGATGCTCGACCGCCAGTTCCTCCGCCGCCGTGAGATGGAGCGCATGCTCGATGGCAAGTGGACCCGCCGCACTCAGCGCCAGGCAGTGGTCAAGGTTGAGCGCCCCGTCCGCCTCGATGGTGGTGCCGCCGCCCCCCGCAGGCTTGATCGAGAACATCAGCGCCGAGTAACGGCTGGGGCTGCTAGGCGTCAGCGTGTGCGTGACCGTACCTGCCGTCGCTTCATTCGAATAAGCAAGCGCCGCGCGGGATACCGCCCGGAACGCATCCAGTAACTGAGTACACCCTGAGAAGGTGTAAGACCCGTATTCGTAATCGTAACAAGCCGCTGAGAGGACAAGCCGATCCGCCCCACCCGTCGTAATCGACAGGTCATAGGAGCCAAGATCGCTGATCGTGTCGCGCTCCGACACCTCGAAAGAGTTGGCGTCCGTGTTATCTATGGTCATCGCCGCGATGGCCACACGGCCAGACTGCCCACCCGTCACGGTGATTGTCTGGGTCGCGGTCCCCGGATTTAGGAGCCTGAAGACATCAACTCCGTTGTTTGCCGCCCCCCCGGAAGCCACGGACATCAGAAAGTCCATAGCCGTAGCGCCGAAATGCGCCGCTGTCACGGGCTCGTCACTACTGACATCCTCCTGGTAGACAAACACCAAGAGCGAGGGGTTGGGGACATTAGGCGGCGTGTAACCAAGCGACGCGCCGTTACCCTCGACAAAATTATAATAGGCGGGGACAGCCATATTTAGCCCTCAATGGTGGCAATCACCGCGTCCAGTTTGGTCCCAAGCGCCGTGATCTGCTGTGCCGTCAGCGCCCGGTTTGTCACCACGCCGTCAACGTCAATCTGCCGGTCGAGGATGTAGCCGCTACCGTCTTGCGGAATGCCCGAGATCAGCGTGGCCTTGAGGTCATCCACTGCCGCCTTCATGGCCAGAAATTCCGCCGCCACGTCATAAGTGACGTCGCTTTCCTGCGTCCTGGCAAAATCGGCCATGCCGGATGGCAAGCTTGCAAAACGTGAGGACGTCTCAATCAACAGCGGCAGTAGATCACTGACAATCACAGGCAGGTGGACCGTACCTTTATGCCTGACGCATTGGGTTCTCAGATGCCGGGCGAGCGCCTTCAGGCGCTCATATTCAGTGGCAAGAGACACGTTGGTTTTAAAGGCCATGGGTTTACTCCGGCTTCAGCGCGGCGAGGACGCGGTCGCGGTCGGCGGCCTTGACGGTGAATTTGAGCGCCTCGGCCAGGTCCTTGACCGTTGGCTTTTCGCCTTCCGGCAAGCCTGCCAGATGATCCCGGAGCGCGGCTTCCTGCTCTTCGGTCAGGCCGCCATCGGATCCTTTGCCGCCTTCATCCGGCGTCGCGTCGTCGGCTGCCGTCGCGGGCGGGCTGGAGAGCACGCCGCCCAGGAGGTCCGCCACGTCTTCCTCGTTCGCGGTGATGGTTTCGCCGGCTTCGAAAAGTTTGCCGCCCATCTTGAGCGGCCAGTTCACGGTGTACCTGGGCATGGGTTTGCCTCCTTGTGGTCAGGGGAAAAAGATGGGCGGCAACGGTCCCGCGCGCCGCCCCCGGTCTTCATCAGGCGATGGCGTTCTGGACGAAGTAGCCGGCACGGTCGGCGACCACGAGTTCCTTGATGGACTCGCCAGCACGGACAGTTTCACCGCCACGCATGCCGCGTTTTTCATCCCTAATAGTCCCGGCGATGCGTTCTCCCCAGCGGGCCGTGTAGCCGAAGGTGAGCCCGCCCTGGGTATCAGCGGCCTCGTTCCGGTAGATGAAGGAGGCGTGCTTGCCCCAGACCCGGCCCAGTGACACGGGCTGGCCCTTGTTGGCGGTGTTGAGGCGGCTGCGGCCGACCAGGATTTCGTCGAGCTCCAGCAGCTCTGCAATGGCGCGGCGGGATACCACACCGCTGTCGCCGGAGTTGGCGTTGACCGCCTTGACCACGGCCGGATGCTGGCGGAGCTTGGTCCAGACCTCGGCCCCGAAGACGCCCACATTGGGGCGCATCAGGCAGGCGTCGAGGCCGGCCATGATATCGTCCACCGGGTCGGAGTTGACGAAGTCGCTCCATTGGTCGGTACCGGAGAGGGTTACCTTGTTGGCGGCGTTGTAGCTCGCCGCGTTGAACACCAGGTCGGCGACCCGCTTCTCGTGACCGAGCAGAACGAAATCCATGGTGCCCACCACCGCCCGGTCGCGCGGACTGTAGTTGGCGGGAGCATTGTCGATGTCGTTCTGCGGCACGAAATCATCAAGCGCGTGATCCTCGGTGGCCGAGGTCTTCTCGGACGCCGTGAACTCGATCTCGTTGGGGTTTGATTTGCGGCCGACCTTGGTGTCGGGCAGAGTGAAGCTTTCCCCGAAGGTGTGCTCGAGGTAGCGGAATTCCTGCTTGCCGACGGGCACATAGGGCAACACACGGTCGCCAATCAGGGTCTCGTTGCGGTAGGCAATGGCAATCGACTGCAGGTGCGGGTCGATGGCAAAGGGCGCGTTAGGCATTTCAGTCTCCTGTTAAAGCTCGTTTAAAACTGCGTTAAGGGTGCTTTAAGCGCCCTGGATCTGGCCGGGGGCGATCTGCACGGAGCCGATATCACCGTCGACGCCCGAGACCACGGCACGGCCGATCACGCTCATGTTCGCACCGGTGGCGGGCGCGGCCGCGATGGCCTTGCCGTTGGCGTCCGAGGTCAGAAGCTGCCCCCGGGTAACGTTGCCGCCATATTCGACCTCGACCACGCCGACGTAGGTGACATCCACGCGCTCGGTGTCGGCAGCGGCCAGCTCGGTGGCAACAGCCATCAGCGCATCCGTGGCGGCGGATGCTTGGGCGACGCTGTCATCGTCGGAGCCCGGCTTGACGATCCGGTGTTTGGTGATTGCGCCGTCAGCGACGCGGTTCTTGGTAAGGATCGGGTTGTGAATAGCGCCCATGGTCTAAACCTTTCTGGATCTGGCGTTAAAGTGGACGGGACCGGGAGCGGACCTCAGCCCTTGTTCTGCTTTTTCACGTGGGCCACGGCCTCAAGCGTGGTGATCTTGCGGCCCTTGGCGGCCTCCTCTTCCTGGTAAGCCAGGGCCTGATGCCCGATGGTGGTGGGATCGGCTTCGCCTTCGTCCTGGCCGTCATCGGCCGTGGTTTCGGAGAAGTCGATCACCGTGCCGCCCCTGGTGAGGAGGCCCTTGAAGAAATCGAGCGGGGTCTGCCTGGCGTCCTCGCCCTCGCCGAACTCGACCACGTCCTGGTGGTCCAGGCTGTCCATAAAGGCGACGGTGGCGTCCTTGTGACCGGGCGCGAATTTTCCCTTGGCCACCAGGCCCGCGACAAAGGCCTCGTTTTCGGTGTGGCGGCGCGCGGCTTCAGCCTCGGCAAATGCCGCTTCTTGCGCCTTCAATTTGTCCTCGCGGGCCTTGAGGGCGGCTTCGCGGGCTTCTTGTTCCTTGACTTTCTCGGGGTCCATATCGGTCTCCTTATGGTCGGCCTGGTCCTGGTCGGCCGGGGTGTCAGTTTCTGAAGGGTCGGGGTTTTCGGAAAATTGGGATGCGGGGGTGGTGGGCTGGTCCGTCTCGCGGGCGGCTTCATCGATGCCGGTCACGTCCCATTCGGGGATCAGGCGGTCAGCGGTCTCCAGCCCCTCGGTTTCGATGAGCCAGTCGCGGATACGGCGAAACAGGCGGCCGGCGGAGCGCAGGCCCCACCCGGCGGACTCGACCGTGGCAAACTCCACCACCTCGTCCGCGTCCTCATCAAACTGGACGGCTTTGAGGCCCTTGACGGCGGGCGGCTTCGCGCCCAGGAAGCCCACATGACGGAGCGCCATGACGCCCGGGCTCGGATTGGATTTGTGGTTGGGCAGGTAAAAGCTGGCCGACACATTCCGGTAACGGCCTGCCTTCACCAGCTCCTGGAAGTCCTGGTCTACATTGTCAGCCTCCGCGATGAGCTTGTCGTCTTCAAATTTGAGGCTCTTGATCCAGCCGTAGGCCGGTGCGTCGGTCTTCGGGTGGCCGACGACAATGGGGGCGCTGTAGACTTGCGAGTCGTAGGAGGCGGCGATGGCTTGAAGGTCATCGGCGGAATAGTTCGCCTCATGGCCGGAGGCCGAAACATGCGTGCCGGTCCTGAAAATC